ACCGCCAGTTGATTCATACAAAGTTCGTAAAATATTATTAATCTTATCGCCAGTAAAAAATCCTGCACGATTATTAGCCGCTTGTTCTACCCCTAATGCCTCAACCATTTGAGCAGCTTTATCAAAGTCAGCTTGTAAAGCCTCTTTTATTTTAGGCTGAAACTCTCTGATTGATTTCCTTGCAATCTTTTGTTGCAAAGCAAACTGCTGTGATGGGTAAAGTATTTTCGGCATCTATTTTACTGGAGGCAAATTATAATCACCTTGTTGTTGTGCATCTCTTGGGTCTTGTAGCATAGTCAACTCGTCTATAGGCAAGTAACCTGCTGGGATAAATATTTCATCCATTTCAGCTCCTTCCATAGTATCATAACGCATAGCTGCTCTCTTCTCGTTTGGAGTAATCCACCAAGATTGAGAAAGGATAGCACTAAGCTCTTTCATGTCTTCTTGTAATTCAGGGAATACTGTCAAATCAAAATCGATATAGTAACCTTCACCAATCTCTGTTGTAAAGAATCTATTAAACGCATCACGAAGAGCTACTAATTCAGGAAGGACTACTTGAGTCAACATTTCCTTCTTAGCTTCCTTCATGTTGTTATAAGTCTTATTATCAGGATCGTTAAACAACGCAGAGTTCACTCCATAAACATTACAAAGTTCTCTAAGTGTTACTTTCTCTGATTCTAACAACTGCAAGTCAATAGGACTTAATCCCATGTTAATCCAATTCAACTTTGCACCTGCAATCAAAATCTTACCAGCATTCTTTAAGATACCAGCTTGAGTTTTTGTGCCGTACTGATTGTAAAAATCTTCTTTAAGCTTTCCTGCTGCTTCTGGTCCGAAATCATTTGATTCATCCGCAGACAAAATACCTTTAGGTCCTTGATTCTGTAACATACCTACCGATGTATCTTTTGCATCGTTAGAACGCTGTACAGTTCTATATGCCGCTTGTAAAGGACTCAAGCCGTAAAGCTGTTGTCCGTTAGTGTCAAAGTAAGGGTTGAAGTATTTTAGATGGATTACGTCTTTCGCATCTAATTGATCCCATCCAACTAGCGTAAAAGAATAACCTTCAACCCCATTTATTGTACCATCAGAAATAATGGCAACGTATTGAGATGGGAGTGTAACAAGTTCTGCAACCTTACCATTGGATAATCTATTCGCCCAAATGTAAGTGTTACCAGTAATTAGTTTATAACCTACAGCACTCTCGATAAATTCAGAGAATGATTGATATTCATTTGGTTTTTCTAGCAAGTTATTTAAATCAGAATCAGCAATTTCAGCAACTGCCTTTACACGAACTAACTCTGCTTTAGCAATATCTGCGGTTGACGTTGCATTCGCTAACATTGACTTGTATCTATTCAACTCTTTTTTGTTCTTTACTTGATAAACATAGAAAGGAACAGTAGAAATAGTTTTAGAGATACGTTTGATGATAGCATATACCTCACTATTGTTTTTATAGTCAAGTACAAATTTTTGCTGGTCTAATTCTGGATAAAGTGTTCTTCCGCCAATCAATCCACCGAAATCAGTAAAAGGATTGTTAAAAGTCACCTTTGGAGCTGCCTTCTGTTGAAAAGGGTTAGCTGCCTTTAGTATGTCCGTTAAATTCACGCTATATATTATTTTTACAAAAGTAACAAATTTTTATGCTATACAACCCACCCTCTTTTAGGTTTCGCATATTTTGTGTATATGGCATACCTCATAGAGTCCATTAAGTGATCTCGAAACTTCACAGGTTCATCAAGTGTATTGCCATCCGCATCAGTCTTCCACTTGTAGTTTTTAATCTCATCAAGCAAATCTAAAGACTCCGACCTTATATGCAAAGGAAATGATTTTACCTTGTTGATTCCTGCATAAACATCCTTCACAGCACTCTTTAAGTTAAATCCTGCCTTATTCACCTCCGATATGGTTTTCGGTTCAGCAGGGTCAGCAAATATCTCCGAGTTCCTATCAAGCCCTAAAGAACGCATCCTGTCAATTAGTAAAGCGGTTGACATTTTTGTATCGTAGATTAATTGATCTACGAATAACTCGCCATCAAAGTTTTTAACCCTAACAAGGGCTGTTTGGTTGTTAAATCCAAAGTCAAGTCCGTAAAACACATCTCCGCCATCAGGGAAGTTCCTTCTACGCTTCCAATGCGTATAAATGGTCGCTTGGGATATTGCTCTCTCTCCTAAACCATAAACACGCCAATATTCATGGTCGGCTGCTTTAAGCCTCTCAATCTCCTCGATAATGCCCTTCTCTAAAAAAGGGTTGTCTAGGTAAGTCGTGATCGTAAAGTCAGCATCTTCTCTCGGAACAACCTTATCGTAAATCCAGGAGTAGTAATCGGAAGGGTTATAGTCAATTACTATTTTTTCGGTTGTACGAAGGGACAACTGCATCCAAGATTCGTAGTTTACCTCATTCGCCTCGTTTATAAACAGATAATTACGCTTTCGACCTCTAATCTTCTGCGGCTGGTCAGTAGAAACGAACTCTACGACATTCCCACCCAAAAAGTAGATATTCTCGGTCTTATTGTGTTTCTCCTCGCTATAAAGCCCATACTTGGACAATATCTCAATAAAGTCACGCATTACCGAACCTTTGATGGATGGTAACGAACTACGACATATTGTCAGCGTCTTTCCTTTCTCTTGAAGCAGTTTAACGATAAACCATGTAAGTACATTGTATGTCTTACCCGATCTCGTTCCTCCTTGCATGATGGAAATTCTCTTAGTAGAGTTTTGCAGTATTTCAAAGACTACGTTTGTGGTGACGTTCATAGGAAAAATTTTAAAAAATAGGATGGAAGTTTACTAATAGAAAACTTTTTGTTTTATAGGAAGGTAGGGGTCGTACTATTCGTAGTAGTCGTAGTTAGTACGAATGCTACGAGTGCTACGAGGCACTACGAGTTTTAGTTCATCTTTTCACTTTGCTATTTTAAGCCCCATTTAAGCCTTTCAATTCCAAAATGGATACATAGTACTACACATAGGGTTAAAAGCCCTAGAATCGCCTTAAAATGCGAAATAAAGGCATTGTAGCTACTCTTCATATTCACCGTCTTCATTTATATCCAATAATTCCCCTTTATCATGGTTATAAAGTGGGATTTCATCACTTTCTCCTGCCTTGTAAGCAGGTACGACCATTCCTGGCTCTGTTTGCGTATCAAAGTTGATTATCTCACCTTCAGGTAACGCTTTGTGCTCATCTCCGTCTATTTGTTTCATAATATCTCCAATTTGATTCGGTTTAACTACGTTGACTGTAATTTGCTTAACCACATCTCCTTCATGAGCAACCTCAGTCTTCTCGATATATCCTCTTCTCTTGCCTCTAGTCTTTAGTAAGAACATAGTCGCTAAGGTATCACCCCTAGCAATCCTTTCCATCAGCTTTTGTTCACCAAAGTCAAGCATTATCTCCTCAGGCTCGATTTCAGCTAATCTCTTAGCAAAGTCAGGGTCATCCTTCAACCAAGTCTTATACTGTGTCCTACCGACTCCAGAAGCCTCACAAGATATGGTGATATTGCCAAAGTTCTCCTTATAGGCTATGATAAAAGCCTCTTTAGCTATTTCTTTGAATTGTGCGTTCATATTATATGTGTTTTGGTATTTCTATCCATCCGTAAACTAAAACTTTTTCACTACCCCACATTGCAATCCATTCAAATCCATCAAACCAAGCTAATCTAATTCCGTAAGCTCCTAAGTCGCAAATGTAATTCCCTTTAATTTTAGGTAAATCATAATTCCAATTCATATTATCGGTTTTTGGTTGGTGTGCGTATTGAAATAATAGTAGTAGCCTTCTTCTCTAAGTTCTCATGACCAAGCCATTTGCCACACTTAGTACACTCAAACTCAGTAGTCTTGATTTGACTAAACCACACGTATCCTTCGGTAACTGTACCGCATTTACAGGTGTAATCCTTTTTACCATAAGTATCTTTCATTAGAATCCTCGTTTTAGTATTCGACATATCCTACGCAATCCTCTAGTCTTAGCAGCTCGTTTAAGCATTCTCTTGCCTTTCTTAATATGCTTGAGTGCAAAAGCTAAAGTAACGTATCT